TCCAGCGAGGGTGGGAGGTTGACGTTGGAGCTGGCGCTTGAACTCACGTCCGATGGTGTAGGGAAGATAGCCCGGACCCGTTCCCGTCCCAAGTGTCAGGGCGGCACGCGGGTCCAGCATCTCTTCACCGGCACCCCCCGAGGCCAACGCCGCGCCCCCGGTAATCTGTCGTCCCCGAGCCAGGTGTGCAGCCGGGTCCATCGAGGTAAAGAGGGATTTGATCCCCGGCCCTCCCAATGCCTTGGCTCCCCCAATGATAGGCATCCGTTTGAGTCCCTGCTCCATCCCCAACACCCCGACACGCGCAAAGGGCATGAGGGTGGCGGCAGCCACACGTTTGGCTAACGAATCACTCTTCAGCCACGAGGCTTGCATGTTGACCAGGCTCTGTCCAATCTCTGTCTCGGGTGTGCCGGTCAGGGTCATTCGCATAGCCTCATCAGCCGACAGACCCCCCTTCTTCATGGCATACACCCCGGCGTTATCCCCTGCCGTGAACCACTTGGTCAAGCCCTGGTCACGGAAGACTTCATCGGGCACATCGTAGCGGCCCTGGGCAGCGGGTCCCAGAATTTCATGTCGCAGGGCCTTAACTTCCTGGGGGGATCCTCTGAGGGACCGCACCCACACATCAAATGCGCCAGGGAGTGCCCCAAAGGTGTCGGTGGCCTGCTTCACATTACCACCGAGAAACTGTTCAATCCCGTGCAGCATCGTCGCGCCCACCGCCCCCAGATTGGCACGGGCAATGGTGTCTGGTGACGAGAGGTAAGAGTAATACAACCCATTGACGACGGCATCGGGTGCGTTCTTGGCGAGTGCGATCGTCCGGGCGATGCCAGGCAATGCCCCGCCACCCAAGGCCACACCGGCCCCCGCGTGGAGCAGCCGTTCACCAGGGTCCGCCTCGGGGTCTGCTGCGTATCCCCCAATGCCCCCGCCGACCGCACCTGCCGTACGGAGGGGCTTCATGAGTTGGTTGACCTGGGTGGGGTTCATCCCACCTAGTCCACGAAACAGGGATGAGAAGGCCATTAGGTTTCTCCTACACCGAGAGTGTGGGCAGCGATAGCTGGGAGTGTCACCATCGGCACGAGCACAGAGAAAAAATTGATGACGGCTGATAGATTGTCTCGGGTCTTTCCTTTGTCCGAGATGAAACGGTCTTCAGCCATCTTACTCACCGCATCGAAGAGGGCAGGACTCCCCAGGTCCGCGTCACGGATTTGTTCATCGGCCACTAACTTGGCCTTCACCCCACCGATAGCCTGCACTTCTTTGGTGGGGGCACGGGTCGCGAGGACACGCACCAGGTCTTCGGCTTCCCGGATCGCTTCCTGCCGCAGTTCTGCTGACAGGGCACTGAATCCCTGGCTGACTCGATGTGCGTGGATTTCGCCCCCTTCTTTTGTGGCATACATGGTGGGACGTTCACCCAGTCCACCGGGACGATAGGGATCATTCGTCTGTCCTCGGATAGACTGAGCTATTTCTTTCCGTATATTCGGTCCAAAGGCCGCTCCCTTCGGAGCTTCAGCGTCGAGGAAATCCATCAGCGGTTTGAACTGGCGCTCAAAGGCGTTCCCTAGGGCGCGTCCTTCTTCCCCAACCAGATACCGGTAGAGGATAGGGTCCCTGAGATGTGCGGCTTCAGGACTCCAAAACCGTTCCAGGATCGTGGGGTCCTTGATGAACCCCATGTCCAGGGCTTCCTGAAAGACGGCGTTTATCCGGTTCACAGCCGGACGTAACAGCTCAGGGTCCGCATCGGCAATGGCGTCTGAGAAAAACCTGAAATAGCCCTCCGCTTCAGTGGGGTCTGCCCACCCCACAGCTTCAGGTGGGGACGTTTTCTTGCCCCGTCGCCGTTTCACCTGACGGTACTTCACGGTAGGAGCTGCGTCATACCCATAAGGCACCACAAATCCTTCATGACTTCCCAGGGTGATACGCTGTCCATCGTCCAGCACCCGTGCGCGTCCAAATTCTTCAGTGAATCCCTCTTTGCGGAGTAGTTCCAGCTCTGCTTCGATCGTGTCCCACGCAGCCGGGTCTGTTTCTGGTGTGATTTCATCCACATTCCGTGCCTCCCACGGGTGGAGGTCCCCATGCTGAACTGCACGGTCACGCGCAGTCTGGCGCAGTCGGCGTTCATAAGGTTCGCCCGCAAAACGCTTGATGCCGAGTGCTGTTGCAGGCGTAGCTGCTGCCTTCTCCAGACGTTGACCCATGGCAGACTGGGGAGCACGCTCGACGCTGATTCCCCCCTTCTCTGCCCGGCTGGTAAGCTGCTCCTCCCCCTGGAAACCCAGGCGGGCCTGCATCTCATCCATCTTTGAGCCGGGAGCACCACGCCGCCCTATGCCGTGTGATACTTGCGCTAGACCCGAGACTGGTGGAACCTCAAGTTGCACAAAGGGTGCGTGCCCTTCCTGTTTAAGCCGTGCAAGGTCTGCGGGGTCATCCAGCAACCCGACATCATGCATCAGGCGTCGGACACGAGGTTCATAGCGAGTGAGTTCTTCACTGATTTGTTGCTGAAGCTGTGCCTCATAGCGCCCTGGGCTGCGTCCCAGAGCCAACGCTTCCAGGAACGAGTCACTGGCCTCACGCAATGTCGCGTTAATCGCCCCCAGTGGAACGACCCCATCACCGTGTTCCTTGGTGCCACCACCGGGGAGGTCCTCAATAATTCGACCATCCACATCACGGATACGCGCCGGGTCATAATCCGTCTGACTTAAATTCCGCCAGCCCGCCTCGACCTGGCCCCGCCCCCAATACCAGGTTTCTGTCGTGCGTGGATCAGCGTGCCCGAGAATGGACGCCGCCTGTTCGGGAGTATGAGCACGCGCAATAGCGTATCGACGGAAGTTTTTGATGCCGAGATCCTGTTTGACTACCTTAAATCCCTTCAGTTCGGTGAGGTTGGCGAGCCGTGCCCTCCACCCTCCAAACACTTGGCCTGCCTTCCCTTCTGGTATGACCTCATCCCTGTAGCGGAAGAGGGGGAGATCGTCGGCGAGATGCTCCCACGCCCCTTTTACATTCTGCTGGCGATAGGCTAACAGGCGTGCCATGGCCCCCGTAACGTCGTCCCCGATACGCAACTCTCGTGCGGTGACACTAAGAGGCATCCCCCCTTTTTTGAACCCACCCTTTTTCCGTCCTGGGTCCAGGAGAAACCCATCGGGGCTGAGATGCATCAGGCGTAGCCGGGCCATTTGCCGGGGTTCCATCCCTGTCTGCCGCAGGATGGCCACCATCAGAAAGTCTTGCAACTGCTGTTCAGTTGCGTACATCCCCTGAGCGTCTTGGAGTGTTTTGTTATACAGCGTGGCCATGACCTTGGGGTCGATAGGCTGTTGCCGTTCCAAATCCCGTACCAGTGCCGATGCGACTGAGTCCGTCCCATCTGGCCGAACCATAAATTCCTCGGGGAACTGCTGCTTGAGCTGCTGCAACCCAGTTGACACGCCATCGCCTGGAGCACCGGGATCGAGGAGGCGGGTGGCAGTCAGTCGCATCTCCGCGAATTTCTGTAAGCGTGCGCCTACCTCTACAGCCCGCCCCAGAATTGCCGGGTCAAACCCCTCCTCGGATGCCTCATAGAGGGCCTGTTTCCACCCCAAGGCCCCTGTCCGTCGATGATAGGTCGAGGCATCATCAATAGCGAACCGATCAACTATGTCTTTGATGGTCTTATAGACACCCTCCCCTTCATTCAATCCGCGTTCTCGTCGCACGTTTTCATTGAGCGCTTCCTGCCACAGTAATCGGGCGTCAGTCCCAAAGTAGGGGTCGGGTCGAGCGTTCGGCCCAGCTAGCTTGGCAAAGATTTCCATGTCTTTTTTGGTTTCTGCTGCCTGCTTCTTGGCCCATGCCTTCTTGCCCTTATCTGCTTTCTGGAGTTTTTTCCATTGTGCTTCTATTAGTTCTCTGGGGTTCTCCTTCAACACTTCCTTGAGGTAACGCACGATCTCGCCTTCCTGTGGAAGCGAGAACTGACCCGAGACTAATGTGTCAAGCACTTGACGCTTGTGTTCATACGTCAGTTGGGTGCGCCACACATCTGTGCTATCTATCGCATGAAGCTCACGCGGAGCAAGGTCGATGCCGTGGACACTAAACGCGTCACGCAATGCCTTATCTGACGCGAAGTCCTGGGGCCGTGCACCGGAGGCCACGTCTTGTACGGGGAAGGGACCAGTGAAGATATTGTATCCCCAGTCACGATGGGGTTGGGGACTGCCGGCATAACGATAGGTCCGTGCGGCGTCCCCCGAGGCAAGTTGGAGTGCTCTTCTTCCTTCCGGGGTATGAGGGAGGAGTGCCCGACGTACGATTTCTGTGAGGAGTTCGTCATCATTGACGAGGTTGTGGTAAGTGGTATCAACGAGCGCCCCCCCTGCGTCACTGTCTATAAACTCTTTAATCCCTCGCATCCCCTTCGCTGCCACTCCGGTGCGCTCAAGCACATCTTCTATAGCGATCCCGCCACGCTTCGCCATAAAGGTAGCGACCATGGGATCGAGTAAGTGGTCACGCACATAGTTACCCATGAGGCGTATCTGGGCCTGCGCCGCAAGATTACTTGAGTCGGAGAGATAACCGACTGGGCAGGTTCTCTCCTTTATACGGACACGTCGACCCCGTCCCCCTTTTGCCATTAGTCCCCTTGGATTAGATGTCGAGGGAGGAAGCAGCTTTCTGCACCCTGTGCATAGAGTGTCTTGGCCTGCTTATCACTCATGTTCAAAGCTCCCTCGGCCATGCCTGTCACGGGTTCCCCCTGCGGCTGACGCGCCTGCTCCGCCGCATTGCTGAAATGTGTATAGGGACTCGCTTGGTTAGGCGAGAGTGAACTCCGACGCTTGAGGAAGACAGCCGCATCTGGCAAACCAGCCCCCAGTGGGTGGGCTTTCATTTTGGCGAGGAGTGTCTCAACTGCCTGTTCGTTTTTGAACAGTTGCTCCTGCATATCTGTGGGGTCAAATCCGTACCCCACCTTCCTGATAGATCCACGCTGCGTGAGCAGCCTTTTAAGTCTCCGTTCCATCTGGCCATACTCATCAGGGGAGGCGACGTATGGCGCTTTCCCCTGCATCCGCTGACGTAGCACCTCTTGGCGTGACTCTAGCTGGGCAATCTTCTGCTGATGCAACTTCATCTCTGCCCGTGTGAGGGCTGGTGTAGGGAGGGAGTCCCCAGGCTTGAAGATAACAGCCTCATATTCCCGTCGACTGTGCTGCCGGAAATCATCAACGAGCCTATCCTTCTCCCGTTGTAGTCGATCTATCTGGGATTGAAAGCGGCGTACGACACTTGCAGGCATGGCACCAGATACTGCCGAGGCTGCATCTTTGGCTGCATCAACGGGAGGCACAACAGGCGTCTCGTCCAGCTTGTCCAGCATATTGTCGAAGGGGGAGGAAGTGTCGGTCGGATCTCCTCCAACGGATCGAGAATCACCAGAGACTAAAGGGCTGCGGGGGCGACCCCCGGCACCTTGTGGTGGGGTATCCATCCCTCGTGGGACATCCACCCCATAATATTCAAAGGGGTCAGTTGTGGTAACCCGTGGAGATCCAGCACGTTCTATGTCGAACGGGGAATGTATCGTGCGCTCAAATGGAACGGCACCGCCCCCTTTACTATCAAGTGGGTGGCCCCGCTTGGCCGTGCGCCGCTCAACCCAGCCCTCCCACTCGTCCAGCATTTGCCCGTTGGCATCTTTGTCTGCGCGAAACCTGACATACTCATACTTGTTGGCGATGAGGTTCTGGAGTTTACGGATAGCGGCTGGAAGGGCGCGGCTGGGGTCGAATGGAGGGAGCAAGGGACCCATCATGCGTGGTTTGGAGGCGGGGGAGATCCGCTGCTGACGTCTTGCCCGTTCAACTGCATCGTATGCGTCGTCGATCGAACCGAATTTCTCTGCGGCGGCCTTCGCGTCTCTGGGTTCAGGCTTTGGTGCTCCCGGACGCCCCCGCTGCCCCGCTATGTCAATGGGGCCACCCGCAAGCGGAACTTCGTCCCCTCCAGCCTGCTGACGAGCACGGGCAGAATCAGGACCCATCTTGGTCAAGTCACCGGAGGGTCCCCTTGAGGGAATCGACCCTAAACCTTGCCTCGGGTCAGAGGTGGTGAGCGGTTCCTGCACCTGAGCCCACTGCCTGCGTCCTCGGGGTGTGCGTGTAGGCAGTGCCGCTGCCCGTGCGGCCCCTGTCAAGGAGGGGTCGAAGGGAAAATCCTGTGCTCTTCCAGCGGCTACCAGTGGCCGATCAATGTTCAGCCCTTCAGCCCCTTTGGCGATGGGGAGCGGCTTGCCTCCAAAATAGTGGGGGCGTCCAGGAATCTCATCCGGGAGATGCACAAAGCTCTGGGGATCGCTCAGGTCAATCTTGTGCTTCAGACCACCGAAAGCCACACGCCGCCCACGTCCGGTGCCAGTGCCGCCACGTTCTCTGGGGGCATAGCGCCCTCTCCCTGGTGCCACCATGGGTTGGCGGCTCCCTGGTGCGCTCCAATCCGTCCAGTCCTCTAGGGCTGAAGGAACCAGTTCATCCATGCCAGGACTTTTTGGTTCCACTTCAAGGGGCTTATTAAGATCCTCTACCACAGCCTTCTTATCCTGCGTCCGTTTCACCAGGAGCGGTTTATCGGCTGGCCAGCGGAAGTCGGCAACTGTCCCACGCTGGATGGGAGGCTTCGGCGGCTTCTTGGGAAGGAGACTCTTGATCCCACGGTAGGCTTTCCCGATAAAGGGGGCACCCACATCCAAGGCACCCCACCCAATCTCAGCCGTCGTCCCTGGGAGTCCTTCTTCTCGCCGTTTGAACCCTTCGGCCATGCGAGCTGCGCCCAATGCTCCAAAGCCAATAGTGCTAGCTAATGCTCCAGGCGGACCCGCGAACCCCAACGCCGCCAACCCGAGGTCAGCGCCGAGTGCGCCCGGTCCAGACATCAATCTGCCATGCTGGGCTGTATCAGCTAGCCCCTGCGCGAAATCTGCGTCCTGCTGGGCACGCAGTTTGCTGCGCCGGTATTCGTATTCCCCCTGGTCATTCCGAATACGCTGAAGTTGCACCGCAGCCCAGCGTTGCGTGTCGTTTGCCATAAAATGCCTTATTGGTCAGCGACGCGGTAGCCGACCTCACGTTCGGTCCGGGCGAGGATTGCCATCACACCCTCTACATACTGGGCTGCATCCTCCCTCATCTCCTTGGCCCATGGGTAAGGCTGTCCAGCGGGCCATTCCTCACCCCGAGGTTTGAATTTATACTCCTGAACCTCTTCGGGATTTCTGAGTGCCTCAAGGAGTGCCTCGTAGTTGTCATTGTCATTTCCCGCCACACTCTCTGCCGGTAACTTCATCATATTGCCCCGCCCCCCGTTGTAGGCAGCCAGGGCTGCCGGGAGGTTCCCGAAACGCTCAATTTCATCCTTCAGATACCACGACCCCGCCATAATATTTGACCTGGGGTCGAAGATACCCTCATCACCCGCATCCTCAAAGAAGCGTGCAAGATCCTCTGCGGTATCTGGTAAGAGTTGCATGAGGCCCGATGCTTTAGAGTCTTTGTTATGCGCTCGGGCTTTGTAGTGGGATTCTCTTTCCATCACAGCCCAGATTGCACGCGGATCTAGACCAAACAGGTCAGCCGCCTCTGTCACATAGGGCACAAATTCCTTGGCGCTGTCATATTGGCCATATAAATCCATCCCTACTCTAACCGGGTGGGATTCGTTCTCTAGCTCTGCGGTTGCCTGGCGTATCCGTGCCCCTAACCCCGTTCCCGGTTCCTGTCCCTGTAAGGTTTCCTCCTCTAAGCTGCGACGGCCTAGTCCCGCTAAACCTGGGGCGGTCGGAGGAGACATTAGCCCAGAACGTGCCGTTGTACCCATTGGCGCTTGGCCAGGAGCACGAGGAAGGGGGGTGGGGATGCCCCATCCCTCAGTAATCGCCTGTTCCATCCCAGTGGGCGATGGCGTCGGTCCCGGTGGTGCTTGTCCCGGTGCAGACGGCAGTCCTGCCATCCCTGGCCGCGCACTGGGTGTCGCCCCGAGGGGCGGCGGTTGAGTCATGCGTCGGCGGACATCCGGGGACATCCCTGGTGCTTCAGGTCGAGCAGCCAGTCCCGGCTGGGCACTGGGTGTCGCGCCTAGTAGGGGAAGACTGTAGCCGCCCGGACCACGCGGAGGTTCTACAGGCGCAGGCGCAGACCCCGATATATTAGGGGGCAGTGTCGCACCCCAAGGGCCAATAGGCTGACTTGCAAGGGGAGGGGGAGGCTGTGGGGGCCGTTGCCCACGTATCCCCGGTAGCGCCCCTAATCCAGGGCGTGCGCTGGGTGTGCTCTCTAACTGAGGTGTCGGTGGTCGTTGTCCCTGTACGCCGGGGAACGGGGCGGCTCCTGGTCGGGCACTGGGTGACGCACCAAGTGGGGGACGTGGCTGTCCCGGAAAGGTGATCCCCGGAAGAGGGGGTGGGGGAGGTGCTGGTGGACCGACAAATGGAGGCTGCGGCGGTCGTTGTCCCGTTGCTTCAGGTGGTGGCCCCCCCGGTTGCACGCCGATGCTAGGCGTACTCTCCAGCAATGGAAGAGTCTTTCCAGGGAGGGGCGCACCAAAAGGCCCAATAGGCGTAGTCTCTAGTGGCGCACCAAATTTGGGGGGGATCTTACCGAAGAACTCGGCTCTCTCCTCTGGACTCATCTCTGCAAACCGCTGCTGACTGCCCCATCCAGCCGCCTCTATCTCTTTCACTATCTGCCGTAAATCTTTAAGCGTCCCTGTCGCAGCCTCAATATCACTCGTTAGACGTGTCACTTCTTCTTCCGAGTAATCTCTAAACTGATCAGTATGTAGGGCCTGCAATTCAGCTTGTGATGCTGCAAGTGCCTCGGCAACTTCCGCTTCATAGGTGCGTAGATGATCACCCATCAGCCCCTGTGCGTCACCCAGTGTCTGTGGACGACTGACCCCTCCTGTCCAGGGAGGAGAGCCGCCCCAGGAACCTAAGCCCCCTGAACCGGGCACTTGCCGTCTCGATGGATCGGTGGATGCCCCATGCTCTATCGGCTCGCGGTAGATGAATGGAAAATCCTCACGCTCAGTGTCAGAAGGGTTCACGGCCCAATCGAAATCTGAGCCTTGCAACATTTGCTGTGCTCGCTCTAAGAGGGCAACAGACTCCTGGGGATTGAGTTGGGGCGCTGCCGGAGGCTCCTCTCCAGGTATCCCTGCCGGAGGAGGTGCTCCTGGTGCCTCGCGTCCACCAGGAAATTCAATCCCCTGGGGCGTCTGCGTCCACAACAATCTCCCACGCTGTGGACCAGTAGGGGCACCCTGGGGAGGCGTGGCTGTCTCGGCCTCTGTGGTCGCAATGCTCTCTGCCTCCCTTTCCATCTCCTCTTGATCGATCTGGGTAAGCCTGGCAAATGCTTCAGTGTTCCCCTGTCCTTGGTTGAACAGCTCACGCGCTTGTGCAATCTCGTCAGGAGTACGCCCCTGACTCTGCATCAACCCAATTATCTGGTCGAGCCGTTGGGGATCGAATGGAGAGACCGTGGTTTCATATACGTCGACAACCCCCGGCTCGTCATACCGAGGCTCGCGCATAATGTTTACCGCACCCCCGTCGAGCATCACGGTGCCCCACCGATGCTCTGGGGACCAATAGCCGGTGCCCTCCCGTTGGGCTTGCCGCCACGCCTGGAGCTGTTGCTGTCTGGGCACTTCCAGCAGCCGGGACGTGAGGCTCCCTGGCTGGTAGCGCAGTGGACCTTCAGGTTCTGGTCCCTCTACCCCCCAGTCAGGGGCAACGTCTGCTTCACGTTGGGACGCCAGCCCATGCCGTGCCATGACAGACTCAATGTCCTCTGGCCGCATATCTGGCGTAATCTTTTCAACGGCCCCCGCTTCGCGCATTTCGAGTGAGGGGAGATAGGCTTTCCATGCGTCATCAGCATAGCCCGCAATATCTTCGCCGCCATAGAGGGAGGCAACAGTGGCCCCAATCTCTTGGAGCCGCTCGGGGTCCATCTCCCCCGACTGCCGTGCATTGGAGAGGGCTGTATTGACCGCAGCGTATCCCTGTTGGCGGTCTTCGCGCCGATTGCGTTCGTCCCACTGCTCGCGCTCAAACTGCCGGTCGAGCAAGGGGCCGAGGGTGTCGAAAAAGGAGCCAAAGGCACTGCCGAGGTCACGACGTCGTGGCACAGGAGACTCCTTTTAGGCTGGACGCGGGGGCATCATTTTTTGCCCTAATGGACCACCGACGGCAGGGCGACGGATGCCGGGAGGACGGACACCCGGCATGGGTGTCTGTGCAGCATTGATCATGCGGGCGATGTCCGCTGCCCCACCTCCAGCCGACGCGCCGGGAGGCATACCGGGAGGACGCATTCCAGGAGGTCCACCTTGACCCCCTCCGGGAGGCATTCCGCCAGGAGGCATTCCACCGGGAGGGCCAGCAGGACGCGGCGCGACATTCGTGCCTCCGGCAAATCGTGGATCACGGCCCCCCATGGCAGGCCCTGTTGTGGCAGGCTTGGAGGGGTCACTGATTTTCGGGGCGACTCCACGACCCGCACCAGCCGGTGTGCGTCGTCGCACCCCTCCAGGCCCTCCCTTTCCACCTCTCGATCCTTGGGGGCGTCCGACGCGAGGCGTAGCCGCACTCGCCAGCCCCCCAACACGCTTCCTGCCTGCTCCACCCCCTCCAGGCCCTATTCGCTTGTCCATCTCTTTCCCCACGACTTTGGCGACATCCTGGCTTCCTGCATTCGGGGACGGCGCTCGCCCTCCAGGATAGGTTGCGAGATCGGGCACTACTTTGCCATTAACAACTTTGGTTCCGGGCATTATTTATCCTCTTCTAGGAAAGGAAATCCTGTAAAGCCACCGGCCAACCCTTGAGCGCCAGCCATATACGCGTTAACCATGGCCAGGAGTGACTGGAGCCGTCCGGTTTCAATCATCTCCAGAGCCTCTGCCCGCTCCATGCCTGCGTCAAAGAGGAACTTGTTCCATTCCATGCTACGGTCAAGGTCCTCAAAGGCTGAGTCTGTCAGGAATTGACGGTATTCAGTCGCAGCCCGATTCGCATCAATCGCGGCGCGGGTCCGTGCCTGATTTTCCTGGGTCGCCAAGCGCATCATCTCAGCGAGTCGATTTTCACGCCGCTGGGCTTGAGCACTCGTGAGGGCTTCCCCCGTAGTGAGCGCCGTCTGGAGTCGCCCTTCACGGAGTTGTGCCTGCTCTCCCGCGAGATCGCCCGCTTCACCCAATGCCGTCCCCAGTCGACCTTCGCGCTGTCGGGCTTGTTCTGCAGCCATGAGATTGGACTGCTGCATCGCTTCTCGATACCGCGTATCAGCGCGTTCAGCCTCACCCAATGCCAGTTGCTGTCCTGCTCCTGCATACATGGGAGCCAGCTCACCCTCCAGGCGCTGCATGTAGTCCAGTTCAGGTCCCTGTCCCAGCAGCCCACGATCAGCCATCGTCGCCTGACCCTGTGCCAACTGCGCTTGTCGGAAGGCTTCGATGGGGTCGCGGAGGGTTTCCATCTCCATGGCTCGACGTTGGGTATCAGCCGGGAGCTGGCCTCCCGAAGCCATAAGTTGTCGGAGGTTCTCTTGCAGGTCGGTCCCCAACGGTGTGGCCGCCTCAGCCGCTCCAGCCCCACGCGCCCCGATAATCTCTTCTAGGGCATCTGCAGTGGTAGACCCCAGCGGAGAGAGGTTCTCGGCTCCTTGCCCACCCTGTGCCATGATCTGGTGTAAGGCATCCTGCGTCCGCAGGCCCAGGGGTGAGAGGTTCTCTCCACCCACGCCCCCCTGGTCGATGATGTGCTGGAGGGCCTGGTCCGCACGACGTTGGAGGTTGGTTTCCTCTAACCCCCCTGACTCCATGATGTGGCCCAGCCGTGAGAGCTGCATCTGGGAAAGTGCATCCTGCCCCCACGTCTTTCGTGTCAGGTCAGCGAAGGAAGGGGGTGTCAATGGCATCTGGGATTCACGGTCGGCCATGTCACCGCGTCCAGGGAGCAGCCCCGAGAGGAGGGCCAACAACTGGTCCATCTGGGCCTCGTTTTGGGGACCCACACGCGGATCGTTGGTGCCTCCTGCTATTTCAGTCTGGTCAAATGGAATATTTTTAGCAGTCTGGTTCCCCAGGCTAGGAATATTTCCGTCTCCAGCCCCTCCGCCGCCGTCTCCTGTCCGCACCATACTCTCCCCCGAGTACCCAGGATTCCAGGGGAACCCGGCATAGGGGGCGGCCCCCGACAGCGCCCAGCCTGTCTGGTCGCCAGAGGGGTCTGAAATACCATACTGCAATCGCCAGTCCTGATTGGCCGTTTGGCCTGGATAGAGGTCAAGCCCATACCCAGCCCCAATTAAACCCGCAGGGTCAGCTCCGGGTCCGGGGGCGTCAGGGACGGAGCCAAAAGCCTGGATATATTGTGCGTCGTTGAAGCGGTCAAGGGGCAACGCTTCTTCACCCGCACCCGAGGCCCAATCCTGGTACTCCCCATAGGCCCCTTCAACATTACCGGGGCGGAAGTTCATGGACCAGTCACCGCCAATCGCTTCTGGCACATCCCAGGGGTTCATGTCGGCGGCACCGGGCCAGCCGCCTTCATTAAAACTTTCCCAATCCCCTGTGTAATCCTCAAACCCTGTAGCTTGGCCTAAATCACCGGAATAGCCTGGTCGTCGTGGCATGATGTATATGTCCTACCCTATATATGAATCGCCCCGGTTGCCGGTGCTGCCGATTGGCTACCATAGGGACTTAATCCCGCAGCTTGATGCCGACGCCTGATCTGGAGTCCCGGATTGGGGTTTATTTTCACCTTGCCGCCGATCGGTTGTCCGTACCCCATAGACACTGCAGGAGTCCCACCAATCTCCGAATGCGCCCCCGGTTCACCTGTTGGGGCATCACTGGGACCAAGGCCGTATTCAAGGTCCCAATAGCCAGCCTGGGGAGTGGGGTCTGTATGAATCCCACTTGCCGCGTCTGCTCCAAGTGCATTCATCCTGTTGGCGTAGGCGTTCGGAGGAAGCTCATCGCGTGGTGTCGGAGCGGTCGATGGATCATCAAACACGGGTGGTGTATACCCCGGCTGATTCTTAAAGATATCGGCGTTTTTCCCCATCACGAAATACCCAAAGGGGTCCTGTTCCACACCGAGATACCCTAATGCATTTGCCAGTTCCTGGAATCCTCCGCCGACAGCGGGCTGTGCGGGTCGTACCTGTTCGGCTCCCCGATAGCCCCCGGATAAATAGTCGAGATCGGTGAAGGTGCCCGGATTATTGGGGTCATACCCTTCCACCTGATGCGCCTGCGTGCGTCGTGCGCCTCCAGGGAACAGCCATTCTTTGGGCTGTGTGCCATACCGCTCTTTAGCGGCGGCTAGTTCGTCTGCACTCCCAGCAGCCTGAGCAAACGTGCGTCCCCCAGCTCCAAAATAATCTGTAGGAAAGACATCACCCCCCGCATGTGTGAGTTCAGGTTCCGGGAACCGGATACCTGGACGTGTGAGGTGAGCACCGGGACGAATCAGGGCCGGGTCGAGGGCTTGTGGCCCAATGACACCAGGCAATCCCCCACCATAATAGTTAGGGAGAGGCTGTACGAAGGCTCCGGGCAGAGAAATGGGCTGGGCTGCCCGTTCCTGGAGAATGGCTCCCAGGTTCTCGACGTTACTGAGGGCCTTGGCTATAGCCAGTTCGGGATGCAGACCCTCATCTGACCCCCAGCCACCTTGGCCATACCCCGCAACATCCTCATCCTCTCCTCGATTGGAGAAGTAGTTAGCGAGTGCGCTGCCTCCAGCTATCATCCAAGGTGCCGCTGCTCCCCATGGCATATTAGTTCTCCCCACTCAAGTATATCATTGGGTCACGTCCAGTGTGATCATGCCCCGTATATCGACGTTGTTGGTAATACTGGAGGGCCATGCTGCATGATCCGTGCGGTAACAATAGAGCTTGGTAGTACCCCCGGTGGTAATATAGCCCTCCGTATCCACCGACCCCCGGATGGTCAAGGGGCCTGTAAAGGTCGTGGCACTGGCAGCCAAGCCTTTCGGCAACGCAATACGCAGTTCATTCCCCATGCCTGACCCCGTGGTCGTATCTTCCAGGAAGAAATTCACCACCATGACCCGTCCCAGCTTGCTGTATTGAAACAACTGCTGGTCGGCACTCGCAACTGTCCAGGTGCCGGTGTTGGCCGTGAAATTCCCGGCTGCAAAGGGCACAGGCTGCCACGCAAAGGTTTGCTGCATCCGTTGGAGGCGCTGGCGGGTGTCCAGGGAGGTGGCATAGAGTTCGCGCACCGCCTGCTCGGTGTGACGTCCCGATTCCTCCCGAATCCGGGCAAAATCAGGGGGGTCGACACGCAAGGGGATATTACTGCGGGCCATTACATCCTACGCTCCGCTCCCGGCAGCACCTGGAATCCCAACGTCATCCCTTCCAGACTCCAACTGCCGTCAGTCGCGTCATCACTGATACGAATCCGACAGCCAACATCCTGGATATAGTCTCCACGGGTGCCTTCCATGGGGATGATTTTCTGGACGGATTCATACGGCACCGTAATATTGGAGTTGGTATTGGTTTCCAGGCCGTTCCCGTCGGCTGTAATCAACTGTAAGCCAACTGGGAAGAGTGTCTGGCTGGCCCCACCCCGACTCACAGCATCATCGGACGAATCTGCGTCCATCCACTCAATAGTCAGCGTCACATCTGTATTGGCTTCTGCAATAATATCCAGCCACCGATAACGCTTTATAAACGCCATGAGCTGCTGGGGCGCACGGACATCCCAGGAATTATCGGTGCCATAAATGACCTTGGTCATCCAGCGGGCCGGGATATTCTCCCCATCAAAGCTATCGCCACTAAAGAACTCGTAACAGAAGCCGCCTTTGCCTGTCTGGGCCTCACCAGTCAATACCACCTGGGTGTCAGTGGCTGTGTCGACTGTGGTGGAGGCGGCCATGGGCATATCGGGCCAGACATACCAGACCCCCCACCGATAATTCCAGACCACGGCCTGATTACACTCCGCTTGCAGCCCTGACGCGGTGGGACCAGGGAAAAACCACACAATATGGGCATTTTCCACGTCATGAAAGGCGTGGACCTTCGATGCCTGGGCATAGAGGAAGGTTTGGAGCGTGGTTTTGACAGGTGTGCTAATAACCGTATCGTTCTGGCCGTCAAAGATGCGAATATCGCCCAAGGGGGTGAAATACGCCAGCATGACCCGCGGCGTGGTAATGGGCTGCCCGGATGCGTCTGTATACACAGCCCCAGCCGGAATTTTTAGAATAGATCGTTGGGAGATGGCTCCAATCACCGCATTGGACTTGGAGCGCACCCAATCCATCACGTTGCCAATGATTTGCCCGGTGCCAGTGACCGTCCAGACGGATCGTTCATGGAACACGACCAGCATGTCCTCGAAATCCCCCACCATCCCGGTGACGACGTCCCCCACAGAACTCTGATCTGTAAAATCGAGATAATTGTGGCTTCCCACTTGATCGGCAAGCCCTGGGTCGGAGAAAAAGACACGACGGGGATTGGTATCGGTGCGTCCCCACCAGACCCGTTGTTTATGTGGCTCACAGAAGTAGCTCCCTGTCGGTGGCGCATCGCCGTGCTCTTGTAAAAGGCGATTTTCCAGGATATCCAGGTCAGACGCGTTGTCGGTATAGCTGGCTGTCGTGCGTCCGTCAATGAACGTCACGAAATAATAGTTAGCTCCGGTGCCGGTGGTGCGATACAGCTCATACCCGGTCACATCGGTGTCGCTGTCTGCTGTCCAGGAGAGGTTTGCCTGCTCATTCTGGAGCTGGATGATATTACTGGCGACGGCTCCTGCCGATCGGACCTCTGCCGCGTCCATGCTGACCATCTTCCAGGTATACGACCCATTGAGCTGGCCCGTGTCGGTATTGACGGCGGCGGTAATAGTCGGGGCGCGTCCGGTGGCTCCAGCCGTGGACAGGCTTGACCCATTCCATGCTCGTGGTGCGACCACGCCATTGGTAAAGAAGAGGGTATTCCCGTCCTGTGTGAAATCAGGCAGCGACCCAATAGACCCACTCCCCAAATCAGCAATAAACGTCCAGTTCGCTCCCGTGTCCGTGCTATACCACAGCTCGTATTCACTCGCGGCTGCTTCAAACACCCCCAATAACTGCCTGGTGAAGCTCGCCCCTGTCTGGCGGTAGGCTCTGAGTGCGCGGAGCCGTGTTGCGGCACTGCCGGTGTTGGTCGTGACGGCAGAGGAGTTCTGTTTCGCGTAGCCTGCAATCTTCTTGGCCCGTCCGAGCTTGTCAATCCACAGATTCCGGGAGCCACTGGAGGAATAGATGGCTGGGAGGGCGACTGAGTGAATCCCCTCCTGGGTGCCCAGGAAAACGGAGAAGACTTGGGTGACGATTGGATACGCCATTAGAGCACCGACCCCACAAACAAGGCCCCACCAGAGATATTACGGCGTAATGTCGCACCCTGCTTCACGGCACAGTCAGTGTAGCCCCAGGGGTCGTGCACACGCCCCTTCCAGTCCCGACTAAAGATTAAATCGACGTCGGTCACACTGGCATCTTCCGGGTAGACCGTCATGACACACTCGCCAGTGGCTTTTTTGACGTGATCAGCACGGCAGTGAGCCGGGGCGGCGATGACACGCCGGGATTGGTGTGTCTCCCCGCCATGAAAAATCTCGTCGTAGGCCATGACGTCAGGCGGGAGGTCACTGATGAGTCGGGGAGCCAGGTCAAATCCTGGGGCATCGCGGAACCGGCCTTCCAGCCACACGCCATGACTACACATAAAGGTCGGCATCTGGCGGGCGATGGCTGTCTGGGCTAAATACAACGCATACCGCCAGGGCAGATTCGTCCACTGCTCTGGGTGGTTCATGCTGCTCACCCGCGTGAAGCCGTTCCATTGCATCCCTGGTGGTTCGCCACTCCACCCGAGCCGACGTGGTCCCCGTTTATAGCCTGTCGAGAACGCATGACGGGTCTGATCCCCCCAATTGTTTGCACGGCTGGCATGGACGAGATAGAGCTGCTGCCAGTCCGGTGTCCACTTTGCCAGCTCATCTTTCTCCTCGCTCCCACCAGCGCCGTCTGCGGCACTGAGCGCATGGAGGACGGTGGGGTTCCGATTCCGGCAGATATTGACCCATTTTTCTACTACATCTGGGTTGGGTTCGCCCGTGTGATACGCCTCATTCAGCCCCTCCACCAGCGCAAACCACTGCGGATGTGCGGCTACCACCCCAGCCATCCAGTGCCATGCGTCGGTCATCTGCTGGGCAGGCACGTCTTCCGCCGACCCCAAGGCCAGATGCCACCGCAGTCCATAGTCTTCAGCCCCAATCCGTAGGCACTCCGCAATCAACTGGCGATGCGTGTCATTGGAGGGGTTCAAGCGACGATTGCCCCAGTAGCGGTGCTCCTGCCCACTCCAGCGGATGGACCACCAGGATCGCAAGCCACTGTAGCCATGGTCACGGAGGTCGGTGAAGGCATGATGCACACGCTGTTCCAACGCACGGTCCTGCCGCTCGCGTCCTTCCACGAACAGCATAATCAGGTCCCCGGCATGGCAGAACAACGGCACACGCCTGCCGGTGTCATCCCGGAACGCCATCCCATCCACCCCAAGCTGTCCCTGTATGGGGGGGAGCGGAGGAGTCGTTGCCGGGGGAGGCAGAGGTGGAGGCTGTATCTCCCGGTACTCCTCACTCCGCTCTAACCATGCTACGAGGTCGTCGTAGGTATATCCCCGGTCGATGATCAGGCGCAGGGATTCCGCGAGGCCATGGTCATCCACGGGACGATCAAGGACCGCCAGATAGGCAGTGCGTGCCTGTTGAATCGCGTCAAGGTAGGTGGCATGGTCAGTCATTGTTTGAGCTGCTGCACCATGTGCGTGAGGGAATCAATATCCTTCCGCACCGAACTCATTTCTGTGCCCAAATACTGCAAGCGCGTCTCGACTAACTCTCTGCCCATGTAGTCCTTGAGACGGTCGTTGAGAATCTCCCGCACCGCATTGACGGTAGCCAGCCGCACATAGGTGGCCGCGCAGCCGGTGATAATCGACACCGCCGAGATAATCGCCGCGACTTCAGCCCAGGAGATAGAGATCATGGTTCTTCATCGGGTGGCGTGTCAGGCTGGAGACGTTCGACCAATGGCCGACCCGTCGCCTCGTCGATCTGCATGTACGGCGGAGACATATGATCGTCGTACCTGTCGGCCACAACGAGCCAATGCACAGTGTCTGTCGAGGTCACATCCTGACAGGTAATTGTGAGGGTGTTCCCGCTAATACTCCCTTTCACGGCACT